GATTGGCAGCGTTAGCTTGAACTTTCATAACATCACTTTCTTGTAAAACTAATGGTTGTTCTAATAATTCTGTTGTTGTGTTTGTAGCAATACTTTTTTGTTTAAATACTTCAAAGGTAGCAGAGGATCTTACCACCTCGACATCTAGCAGTGTTGTGCTACCTGAGTCATTACAAACCAAAATAGATTTCACAACATTCGTTGTAGGTGGCACAGGGGGTGTTGCACCAGGATCTGCTGTTGGCACCGTAATTAAAGTTGTTAGATCTGTCGTAGTGACATCTAACATTGCGCTTTTAAATACATTAGCCAAAGAAAAAAGCCTCCTGCTCTGATTCTGCTTTTATTTCACTTTGATAGTTTGTATTTAACAATAGAATTATTTGATCAAGTAAACTTACCATTTGATCAAACTGACTGGCGTCATATTCTGGTGTTGCGTTAGGTAATCTAGTTATTGTTATTTTTGACATTATCTTCTTCCGTCTGGTCTAAGTTGTATTTTCGTTGAACCAAGTCTCCAAGGTGTATCATCTACAGTATTTGTTTCGTATTTAATTTTCACTGCTCTACCTCTCCCTCTTACATCAATTTTCTCTGTTGTGCTACTAATAGTTCCTGATGTAGTCACTGTATCTGAGGATTGTGGATATTGTTCTAAGGTCAACGTAGCTGTCATATTGTTAGCCAAATTATCAAAATCTGGCACCAATTTACTTACCGACATCAACTCATCACCATCTGCAATCTCCACCGAACCTGTTTGTAAGAAAGCAGAAATAGCCGTACCATCTGCTTGGTTATTACCAGTCTCCTGTTCATAAATAAAAGATGCTCCTGCCGTTAGACCTAGTATAGTCGATACATTTGCTGTTGTGCTGGCATTGTATTCTGTAGCAATTGGTAATTCGTAGACGTACGCACCAAGCCACGTAGTTCTTCCAAGACTGATTGTGTACCATGTATTTTCTAGATAATTATAAACAACGCCTCTGTCTATTTGCGTTGCATTTGCAGAAGCGTAGTACCATATAATTTCATTAAATGATGTATTGAGACCAACGGCAATATCATTCTTGTTAGTGTAGCTCAAATCATCAAAAACATAATCTTGCACGGAACATGGCATTTTTTTGACAACACCATCATACATATAAAATGCATCATCTGACATCCAATATGCTCTGCCATTTACTTCTATCGCTGCGTGTTGAGATATTAATCCACAGTTTGCACCAAGTTGTCTAAGACCAAAAGTAAAAGGTGTGCCTACAAATTGAATACCGTGTAGTGATGTATCGGTCCAAACAAGTATTTGACCTGACGATTTAACAGCACCTATTATTCTAGACCCGTCCGATATTCTAAGTGAACCTGCTTCGTTAGTTGCAACTGGCGTATAATTGGTTGCGTCTTCTCTGTCAGAAAATCTAAATAGTAAATCATCTTGCGTTGCAGTAGTGCCAATAGTAGTTTCTGTGCCAAATATAAGTAAATGTCTAGTGTCTGTAGATACTAAACTGAATCTAGAAGCGGTAGGAGCATTAGATAATGCCGTTGCTCTTGCGTCTATGGAACCAGAGAGATCTTTAATGAACGTTCCCCCGTTAAGAACGGTGGCTATTAAATCTTCACCGAAATTATCTAAAGACCAATTTCTGGCCGCTACTACAACATCAGACGAGGACCGTGGCTCGTCCCACGCTTCCGCACTCCATGTGGAAGTGCCCCATCCATAACCGTACGTAGATGTCGATTGACCAACACTAATTTGATAATTAGCGTTACCTGTACCACCTCCACCTGCTGTAGATCCAGAAGCGGTATCTGTATGTGTTACCGTGTACGTGCTTGCGCTAGGAACGGTAATGATTTCAAATTCATTATTCATATCCAAACCATCAATGGTAGAAAAAGAGTCAAAAGTTACAAAGTCACCAACGGAAGCTCCGTGCGCTGCATCTGTAACAGTTACTGTGGTTGTACCGTTTGTCGTAAAAGGATTTGTAAGTGCGGCTGTCTCTCTTATTGGTGTGATGTCATACAAAGCACCCTCAGAGAAAAGATATAGTTTTCTATCTGTGCCTAAAGCAAGATACCTGGTGCCATTTAAACCAATCCAACTATGTGTATCACGAACAACGCCCACAATCGTTTTATTTGGATTGGGTAGGTAAGACCAGCCACCCCATCTTTCAGGTTTTCCGTAATGAAAACGCACAAAATCTGAGTCTACATAACGTCTTTGATCTCCCGCTGCGTAAGCAGTATCTTGTTTATCAATGCCTGGTTGAAATTTTAAATCCACTAATTTCATGATGCAGGGATTTTAACTTATTTTTCTGGTTCAAACCAGACAATTATCGAAAATCTAGGTGAATTATCTTTCGCTGTATATAGTAAAGGCGAGTGCCAGCACTCATCAGCGTTGAAAATAACAGCCCGATTTGGGTAAAAACCAACAGCCGTATTTAAGTCAAAGACATCTTCATCTATGCAATTATAAAACCCAGTTCCAGCATTAAGGTTTGAGTCGCCGTTTAAGTAAATTATTAAATGTTTTTCACTGGGAAAAAGAGATGCGTCTTTATGTGGTGTTGCTTTTTTGGTATTTACACAAGTAAAAGCTGCAAGATGTAAATTTTTTATTTTTACGTTAAAATGCTTTACAATACATTTCTCAAGTTCTTTAATTAAGTTGTCATTTTTATTTATAGGGTTTGACAAAAAAATGTGTTGTATGTTGTCATCATATCCTGACACGATGTTTTTACTACTGTATTCTAACGTAATGCTATAATTTACAAGTTTTTCAAAAAGTTCTTTAGGTAAAAAATTATCTTTTACTTTTAGTTCTAAATTCATTTTTGCATTCCTTTAAAGAGCATTGTTGAAAGTACATTGAAATGCAACAGAAATTCTCATCGCAGGGCAAATTCTTGAAACGGTTACTCCCCTATGAGGTAGATAAGAGGGAAGAATTACGACTCTATTAGGCATTGGAAAAGCCCCTGCGGTTACAGTGGTCATTGAAGTATCATAAACTAAAAGCTCTCCACCCCAAGACACGTCCCATTCTCTATGTGCAAAATAAACAATCGTTATATCTTTTGAAAAAGTAGCTACATCATCTTGATGTATTGTTTGATCAAACAAAGGTGTGCCACCGTTTAAATGAACTCTTGCAAGGGAGTTTTTATAATTATTTTCTATATCAACTTTGTCATTAATGGAGTTCCAAAGATTAAAAAAAATATTTGATTTGTTAAATTCATTTTTTTCTAATAAAGAATTTATTTCATTATCATAATCACCAGCTCCAAAACTCATATTTATATCTCCAGGGCGAGCGCTGTTATCAAATTTCCAAATTCCTTTGGAAAGTTCTTCAGCAACTAATGCAAAAATTTCTGGAGAAGCAACGTTATCAATTATTTTTATAATACTCATTTTGTTTTAAACTGTGTTCCCACATTACCCCTAAATGTATAATTACCATAATGCGTCATGCCACTTGCAATATCAGCGTATATTTTACCACCTATTTTCTGCCATAAACGACAAAATGCATAGTCCTCAGACAAATATCTTTTCGTATCTGGCTCTATTAGAGTGTCAAAAAAAGCATAATTCCATTTGGATGTGTCATGATAATTAAAAGTTTTGTCATGTGGGGCACCAATATGTTGATCTGGTATAAATCGCAACTCAGGGTAAGCTAAAGCCATCTTTTCAAATACGTTTCTTTTAATTAACATAAAACCTGTAGCACCATCTAATACTTCAATGAACCCTTTATTAACCATGACCTTGTTTGGATCTTTAACATTTAAATTATATTGCAAGGAAGCTGCGTGTAATTCATCTTCCGATATATCTGGATTGTCCTTTACTTTCTTTTTTGCTTTTCTCCAGTCAATTGTTTTACGAGGATAGACACCTGTCACCACGTCTTCATTTAAATCTAACATACGAAACACCGTCTCAGGATTAAAAGCAATGTCAGCATCAACAAACAAAAGGTGTGTATACCTAGGCTCGTCCATAAACAACTGCACCAATGTATTACGGGCTCTCGTTACTAAAGATTCGTTACCTATGGTGCCAAATTGTAATTCTATTTTTTTGGTAGCTGCTAACGCTGTTAGTTGTAGGCAACTTTTAAAATAATCAGCTGTAATCATGCCCCCATAACAAGGTGTTCCAATAAAAATTTTATGTGTCACTATAACTCACTGTTAAATATTCAATTTTTTTTACCCATCCTTTTGGTATGGCGATAGCACCGCCACCAGACACCTCATCCTTGTCTTTACTATAGGATCGCATAATAATTATTTTTTCAGGGCCATTATGAACCATCCATCCTACCTCTTGGCACACGGCCAACGGAGCATCCATTACTTCTTTTATATCAAGCCAACCTGTTTCTGTATCACGAGCATCGAGCCACGTCACACGGACCATTGGTGTTTTATCTATGTTAAAGATCCTCATAATAAAAAACATTTAGTGTATATCTTTCAGAACTGTCTCCAAAAGATTGTAAATCACTATGCCAAATTTTACTTCCGTTAAAAAATAAAGCTCTATTTTCAACAAAGCCCACATGAGCAGATAACTCATTATTATGTAAAAAACCTGTTCCGTTATTTAAAAGAGGTTCTCCTTTTACAAATAAAAGGAAATTAGCACAAAGAGTTCCTCCTGTATTATAGTCTTGATCATCCAAATGAAACAGAGGTTCTTTTGTATTGTTTCTTATGTGTGCGTTAACGGATTGAACTTTTAAATTTCTATGCGGAAAAAAATATTGTTTAACAAGTTTTAATAGTGGATCATCATAAAAACTTTTAGGAAAAGTGTGTCGCATTCCATAATGATCACCATTTGCGTTTTGAACTTGTTTATAGTCGAGTGAGACTAAATTATTTTGTAATGATATTAAAGTTTCCTTTTCTAAAAAATTGTCCACATACATAACAAATTCTGTATTTTTATTGTGTTGCATTAATTTTCTAAAGGTTGTGGTTGATCTTTTTTAATCAAATGTAAGTTAAAAGATACGGAACGTCGCTCCTCATTTGGTGTTCTAAATGGATATACGCCGTGTGCTAACCAATTAGGAAACAAGAAGATGTCACCAACCTTTGGTGACTCCTGATGTTTGTGCCCACTAAATGTAGCTGCTTGACCATTGAACCAACATATATCACCTACAGTTGGGTAATGATCCTCCCTTGCATATTCTTCTGGTAAACTTTTTGGTACACGTAAATAACATACACCTGATAGTTGACCCTCGTGTATATGAAAAGGATTAAAATCTCCCGCCCACTGGCTCACGCACCACATTGATTCTATAACCATTTTACCAACAAACTCTGGTTTAATCGTTTCACTTGCTGGCGGTATGGAAAGATAATTTTTTACCATCTCACCCATGAGCTGCACCATAGGTAGAAACTCTTCTGTGTTCATCCAGTCTTGAGGATACCGAACTTCTTGTTTAACATTACCTGCTAAATTACCTGAGTGATCAAATTCTTTTGATAACTTCTCATCTGTTAACATCTCTGTTGCCTTATCATCCAACATTTTAGTAATAAAATCAGGCATTCTGCCTCTCATAATGGTAGGACCAAAGGGTCTAATTGTATCAAACTTCAACACTGTTTCAGTCGGTTGTTTCTTTTTAGCCATGCTATTCCTTTCTCAACATAAATATCTATTGTCATATAGCAAATATTTGCCTATAAATATAGAATTAAATAGGCTTATTTATCCAAGGCCAGCCTCCTTGCCTTTTATAACAATATCATGAATTGCTAAGGAGTACATGTTTAAAAAATTTTTTAGAAAAGTAAGAGATGTCGTCAAAAAAGCTGCACCTATTGCAGGTATAGCGGCTTTAGGAATGACTGGTCTCGGTATGCTAGGTGGAGGCGCTGCTAGCGGAGGTATAAAGAGCCTTTTACCAAATTTAATAGGTAATTTTGCAAAAGCAGGAGTTGGTCCTAAAAAAGTAGGAGCAGTTGAAGGATCAGGTATTTTAGGTAATCTAATACAGCCAGCGGGAAATATACTAGGTAAAATAGGTGGCTCACTTATTAATAAAGATGGAACAGGAACAGCTATGGGTGGTATAGCATCAACTTTAATACCAGCTATTGGTTCTTATTATGCATATAAAGCAGACAAACCTCAACCAGTAGATACCAATCCATTATCTCCTGTTGATAAAAAATATGGTTCTCAATATGGAACAGGTGGTAGAACAGACGTTCTCGTTAAAAAAACAATGTACAATCCTGCTGATGGTAAATACTATGATGCAGTGAATGCAGACGGAGTATTTTATAACTACGGCAATGAACCTGAAAATCAACCACAGGGAGGCGATCGTTTAGCTCAAGGAGGTATTGTGGGATTAACAATGGCCACTGGTGGTGAAGCATATCCTAGAAAACAAGGAATGATTAGAGGACCAGGTGGGCCTAAAGAAGATTTGATACCAGCGAAATTAAGTAATGGTGAGTTTGTATTTACAGCGAAAGCTGTAAAGAATGCAGGTGGCCCAGAAGCAATGTATAATATGATGAATAAATTAGACCCTGAGTCTTCGAAAGGACCAAGAGCATAATGGCTGAACCAAATATTCAATACACAGGACAAAGAGAAGCTCCTTTTTTAGAGGATTATAGAAGAAGGTTATTAGAATCTGCTTTTAAAAAAGCGGATACACCTACAGCTACGCCAGCTAGAGATATTGCAGATTTAGATTTATTTGAAAAGTCTGCTTTTACTTCGGCTGCTGGTCAAATGGGAATAGATCCAACGACTGGACAACAAACAGGGCAGGCATCTTTTCAACCATTTATAGACAAAGCTGATCAATATACACAAACAGGTATGGGAACGATTGGGCAGGGTATTCCTTCACTAATCGCGGCCCAGCAACAATTTGATCCTTCCACTGCAAACACTGCAGGGTTCATGAATGAATATCAAAAGAATGTTACCGACGCTGCTTTAAAGCAGATGAACGAACAATTTGCAAAACAGCAATCAAATTTAGCATCTCAAGCACAACAAGCGGGAGCTTTTGGTGGTTCTAGGTTTGGTGTAGCAGAAGCTGAACTACAAAAAGGTTTAGCAGATGTTGCTTCACAAAGAATATTTCAAGACTTAGCACAGAATTTTCAACAAGCACAAGGTGCTGCGTTAAATACTTTTGAATCTGCTAGACAAAGAGAGATGGGCGCAGCAGGACAATTTGGTGCTCTTGGATCAGCACAAGCACAACTAGGCGGACAACAAGCAAATTTAGGAGCTCAACAATTTGGATTGGGACAACAAGGTGTGGGATCACTACTTAACATCGGTCAAATTAGAAGACAAAGAGAACAAACGTTGGATGATGAAGCATTTAGAGTGGCTACAGAAAGAGGAAAAGAGCCATTCCAAAGACTTGGTTTCTTATCTGATATTCTTTCTCGTACACCAAGTGTACAATCATCTATCGTGCAACAACAAGCACCATACACTAATCCTTTACTTGGTGCTATAGGAGCAGGAATTACAGGGCTACAAGCTTACGGTGGATTAACAGGGCAATAAAATGGCAAATGGAATCGTAGACTTACAAGATCTATACGAGTTTGATTCCTTTGGTGGAACAAATATTGCTCCTGGAATGACGGAGGAGGAAGAAATATATTCTTTCACTTCTCCTACACAAGACGCAGCAGTAGAGACAGAAGAGACGTCAGAATACATCGGCGGCGTTCCAATTGAACAAACAATGGTAACATCTCCTGAGCTCGCAAAAAGTTTGCTTGCTTTAACTGATAGTTACAAAACAGATTACACAGCAACAGATTTTTTAGATGCAGGGTCTAAACCAGACCTAGCAAGCATTGGTCAAATTGATGATGAAGAATTAAATGAATTTTTAGACAAGTATGCACCGCAAACTCCTCTTGAAGAGTTTGATAAGTTATTTCCAAAAGAGGATTATAAGTTTGAAAAAAGAATGGCTCTTGCCAAACTAGGGTTAAACTTAATGCAACCAACACAAGGTGGTCAAATTGGTGCTGTTATTGCAAACGCTGGTAAAGAGTTAACAACGGATTTAGCATCCATACAAGCGGCAAAAAGAAAAGATGCTAAAGAGAAAAGAGCAGCAATATTTAACGCACAAAAAGAAGAAGAGGCGGCAAGACTACAATTAGCATCAAATATTTTCTTACAGAACACACAGAACGAATTGTCTTTAGCAACGAAAATATATGAACAAGATGTTGAACTAGCAGAAGCTGCAGCAACAAACATGAACGAATATAACGAACAAAGACAAGATATTATTAAAGAAGTAATGAAAGAACGATACAAAACTGAAGTAGATGACTTTGTTTTTGAAGGACCTGATGGTGAACTGATTGGTCCAATAGCAGGCGTTATACAAGATAACAAAATATTTGTGCCTCACCCGACAGCTGTAGATGCTAATGGTTATCCAGTAATGGTTAACTACAAAGCTCTTCAATATTCAAACCCAACAACAACAGATGTAACATCAGACAGTAAACAAAAAGGTGATAAAATAACAAGTGCTAATAAGTTTATAGATCTTAAAAACGAAATTGATAACTACGACAGAGTTGTGGACATGGCTCTTAGAGTTCAACAAAGTCTTACACTAAACCCTGAATTTGCTGGATTTACAGGGGGTTTTTTAAGTTGGATTCAAGACAAATTACAAATTGTAAAAGACTTTAGAACTGGTTTCTTCAGTGATGATGTAAAAGCAAGATTAAATAAGGGTGTAGAAGACGGAACTTTTAATGCTAACTTCTTACCTAAATCAGACATGTTATTGCTACCAACAGATTTAATTACAGCAGACGGCAAAGGTGCTGTCGTAAATATTAATGGTCAAAACGTTCAAATATTTGATGATGCAAGTGCACAAGCACTACGAGATGCAACAAATATTGCATATGAAATTATGCAGAATGATATTCAAAAGCTTCAAACAGCTAGAGATAACGGTGAAGAAGAAATCAATCTTGGTAATGGTGTAACTCTAGGTGGTCAAGACGCTGACGATTTATTTGGATTATTACAATATCAAAAAGATCTACCACTCAACGAAGCAGCGTCAACTGCAATTATTTACGCTCTAGCGAGAGCACGTAAAGCATCAGGCCGATTAAACAAAGACGATATTGAAAGAGCAGCAGCTACGTTAAACCTTTATGGTGAATCATCTAAAGGCGTTATCACTAAATTAGATTTTGTAATTAACGAATTAAAAGATGCTGCAAAAAGTCAAATTGGTACAAGCATTATGTTGTACGGAACAGGTAATGAAAAAGATCAAAAACTTATTCGTAAGTTTATTCTACAAAGAATAAGAAGTGGTAGAGCATTACCGATAGTGTATCAAAACAAAAATGAGCTTCTTGATTTAGGATTTAGTGAAGATCAAATAAAAGAAATACTAGAGGGTTTTACATCTTTTAGAGATTATAAACTACCTGATCCAGGATCAGCACCAGACGTTAACCCATCAATAAAACCAGCAGGATAGTAATGGCAAATAAAAGAATTGAAATAAATTTATCTGAATACGGTTTACCAGAACCTATTATAGTAGATATTCCTGATCAAGCTATGGGAGACGATGGTAATATGTATGGAACTGAATACTTTCCAAGAAACAAAAAAGAAGTACAATTATACAGCACCTACATAAATGAAGCAGCAATGAATCAATTTGGTGATGACTTTACAGCGCTACCACCTAAATTAATTGATTACATGGTGCGATACGTACCATCAGAGGCTGTTATGATGGCAAAAAAATTACAACAAGCAAAAGAATTATCACAGCAACAGAAGTCTGATCCACTTGGCTTTGACGCGGCTGTTCAATCTTATAAAGCAAAACAAAAAGAATTTAAATTTAATGATGGTTGGGGCACTGTAATGTTACCAGGTGGCACTCCTTACACACTAGATGATTTTGGTAACGACATGGGTAAACTATGGGGCTCTCTTGTGCCTGAAGATCCAAAAACAATGACACGATTGGGTGCAATCACTGCAATAGATTCATGGCTAATTTCTCAAATTGAAAAAAATAGAAACACTAAAGTAAAAAATCTAAGAAAATTTCAGTTACTTCCAAAGTTTTGGCATTTTTTAGACAGTGTTGGAAAAGGTAGATGGGGTAATACAAAAGTAATGGCTACAACAGGTGCTATTACAGGTCCTGTATCTTACGCTGCTGATGGTGCATACAATATGTTAAATCAGCTGTATGCATACACTCAAGGTATTGATGCCGATAGCATAAGCGAAATGCAAAAAGGTGCACTACGCGATGCTGAATTAGAAATGTTAATTGGCATGGGTGCTGCTGGTCTTGGACCAATTGCAAGAGGTATAAAAAAATATGCAATAGATTATCCGTTTGGATTTAGAAGTAATATATCTAAAGAAGCGATTGAAAAAGCAACACGTCAAAATATTCCAATAAGTAGAATTGCAGCCAGTGAAGCAGACTGGGTAAAAGGATATGCAAAAGTAATTGGTATTTTCCCTGGTGCAGGTGGACCAATTAGAACAGGGCAATCACTAGCAAGAATTGCAGTCAATAAAAGAATACAAGACATTATGGGCACACTAGCTCCAGGTGTTACAACACTACGCGGATTACAATTTGCAGGACAACAAGCATACGATGCGTTTTCTAAAAACGTTTCTAAGTTTAGAGCAACAAATGCTATTCTATATAACAGTTTCTTTAACCAAGCATCAAAGATTGATGAGGCTTTTATACCGACATCTAATTTAAAAAAATGGTCAAAAACTTTACAAGAAACTTTAGAGGGCGGTGAGATAAGACTTGGTGGTTCAGTGCCTGGCACAGGTGAATGGATTAATAATACCAGTCAATTATTTGCAGCTTTAAAAATTGGAGACCCAACGGCTGGAATGAAAATACTTTCCGTTCTTGGATCAATGCCTGAACACATTACGTTAAAACAATTCAGACAACTACAAGCACAAATCAACGGTGCTATTAGAGGTTTTGGTAGTAAAGGTGGCGATGCAGTTGGAACAACTGGATTAGACCCACAAGGCACATTAACATATTTAAAAGATCAATTAGAACACGGCTTGAATGATTTTAAAAATTGGAAGAAAATGTCAGGTCCTAATGAAATTATAGCAAACAGCTCTATCAGAGCATTACGTGATGCTAATGAGTTTTATATGAATAACATTGAATTGTTTGGTTTTGGCGCTGGACAACGAGCTCTTGGTAAAGCGGCACAAAATGTAAACAGCAACGTGTTTGCACCAGGTGCTCCTTTTAAACCAGGAAGCTTAATGCCAGATCAAGTATTTAATAAGATAATGACATCAGACACTGTCATGTCACCAATGGCAATTGCAGAAATGAGACAACAACTTGGTAAAGATAATTTTGCAAATCTTGTTTCTACTTATTTAAATAAAATTGTGGGTCAAAACACTGAGGTTGTAGAGACACCTTGGAAAGCAGTTAAAGGTGTAACTCCTAGAATGGGTGTAGGAACAAAAGTTCCTGGTCAAGCATCTACTATATCAAATGTATCTGGAACAACGCACAACAGTGAATTTGTTCCAATCATTAATGTTGAAAACTTAAAGAAACAATTAGGTATGGTTCCAGGAGGCGATGTTGATAATGCAACGACCAGAGAAGCTGTTGTTGAAATGTTTAATTCAATGGGTCAAAATGGACAAAAAGCATACAAAGACCTACAGGAAACTTTAGAGGTAGCCTCTCTTGTTGATAGTTTTGATATTAGTGATGTATCTGACTTCGTTAAAAGACGTGGTGTTTTAGGTGGTGTTAAATCATTAGCAAATGCTTTTGTAGCAGGTGGTATTGTATCAAGCCCGATTGCTACAGCAGGTCTGATTTTATTTACAAATAGATTTTCAAAAATATTAGCGAGCCCAGCACAAATGAAAGTGGCTGGTCAAATAATGAATGACAGAACAAAAAATGCTTTAGCTCGACAACAATTAATAAACATGATCAGAATGACAGATTCCTATTACACTATCTTTGATAATGAAGGCGCTTTAACAGAATTAGAGGGAGTTCAATTAGAGGGTGGCGTTCCAATGGTTACTAGACAACCAGGAAAATCAGCAATGAATGATGATCTTCGCACTATTAATTACTTTAATAACTTAGTGTCTAAAGCAAATGCAGGTGGTATTGGAGAAGGGTTAGAAGAACTATCTGATATTGAATTGTTAGATTACACCATACTCGCGACCAACGGCTCACCGAACATGGGTAATGCAAAAATGACTAGACCTAAATACGATAGACAAGGTGACTTGTTAGGGTATCAATCAGTAGATGCAGCGGGCTTTGGTTACGATAATCAAACGCCAATTATGATGTCTGATGGTATGATAGACGTTTCCCCAGCACAAGTATTTGGTTTTAATGACCCAGCAATTGATGAAATGATTGAAAGTAGAGCAATGGCACCAAACCAAAATCCTTATTTAGAAGATGTACAAAAAGTATTTACAGCGCCAAGAATGCCAATGGAGTATGAATCAGAGGTTAATGTTGGAAGAAATAGTAATTTAAATCAAGATCAACAAGCTGCGCTCTTGCGAGGCGACACAGATGCAGCTATACTAGCGGGTAGGAGATAATTATGCCATCAAAACTTAGACGATCAACTAGAGGTAAAAGAAGCGGAGGAAACAGAGGTTCTCGTAGAAGTGGAATAGCTAGTGTTAAAAGACAAGCTAGTGCTAACAGAGCTAGAAGACAAGCTTCTCAACGACAAGCTGATCAAAATAGAGGTATAGCTGCGGCTAGAACCAGTGGCGCACGGCAAATAAGTCCACAACCTCAACTTTCAGGAAGAGATGCTGCAGCAAGAAGAGCTTCTCAAGGAACTACTCAAAGTAGTTTACAGCAAAGTGTAGGTAGTCTTGATAGACGAGTACAGAACGCTTTAAATCAAGGCAATACCGCATTAGCAAAAGACTTACGTTCACGACAAAATAGATTTGTTAAAGATTTAGCGAGAAAAAGAGCACAGGGGTCAATGCTTAGTTCAGCTCCTTTGTCACAAAGAGATGCAATAAGAAAAAGAATTAACGCTAATCCTAATGTCATTGTTGGTCAAAATGCTTTCGATGTATTTCAAAACACAATAGATCAAGACTTTTTAGATCCAACAAGAAAATTACAAAATGAATTTCCAGATCAATATGCGGAAATGTATCCTATTGCATCACGATTACAGGCGGGTCCTCCTACAGTGCAAGCTATTAAAGGAATGTTTGGTATAAAAGATAAACCAATACCGTACAGTCAACCTAATATGCCAGGAGAAAGATACCCTTTAGACCGTACAAATGATGTGCCGACTATAGCTCAATCACTTAGAAATTTACCAGAAGGTGCAAACGAATTACGAGGAAACATGGAGGCTGCTACGAAAGAGGCAGAAATGAGGCAGCTTAGAGGTCAAAGATTTGATAGAGAGGGTGAAGTAAAAGCATTAGAGAATAGACCTCAAGGTATCGCAGGGGTTTTAGATAATAGAGGAATAGATACAACAAGAAACATTCCTGATATGGAAGATGCTTTAAAAGCACAGGATCTAGCTGGACGAGCTGTTCAACCAATATCACAAAGACAACCTGGAGTAGGTGCAACGCCAATGACTATGTCTGACGTTGCTGACATACAAAGAATGAATGCAATAAGAAATCAAATAGCCACTAACACAGGCATACTTGCAAACTTACCAGAGGGAATTGATCCAACACAAGTTGGTAGTATTCAAGGATCAGGACAAGGTTTACAAAGTGTATTTAATATGCAAGATTTTGTTAATAAAAATCCTGGAAGCATATTTCCAACTGGTTATAATTTAGGTATGCTTAATAATGACTTTGACACAGGATTACAATTCTATGGTGGAAACACTGCATTCGGCAATACACCTGAAGCTAGAGCAGCTTTGGAAGCAATAAGAAGTAATGATCCACAGTCTTTCATTAATATGTTAGGTGGAGTAGGTATAGGAGGATTACGATAAATGGAAAACAGTCTAAAAAATATTATTTGGTTCGGTTTGATACTCGTCGCCGCTGGTACGACTTACGGAATGTTGTCACAACGTGTACAAGCACTTGAGTCAAAGTCAGCCCAACTAGAAGCAATAATATTACAAGACATACCAGAAATAAAAGAACGAGTAATACGACTTGAGATATTACTTGAGCAGGCATTAGCCAAATAATATTTTCTTTGGGTCTTCACCCATCACTTGACTAGCCAAATCTATTTTAGCATTCAACGCTTTTACAATCTTCTCATCTATTGTATGGTCTGCCATTAAATCTACGTATGTCACTTTCGATGTTTGTCCTATTCTATGCGCTCGGTCTTCTGATTGTAATCGTACTTCTAATGAGTAATCGTTAGAGTAATACACA